GTGGAACGAGTTCTGGCCTATCCTTCTGAGACTGGAGCAGGTGACTGTGGTGCCCCACTTTGTATCGTAGATAATACCTCTTTTAAGGGCCATAGTATTTGTGGTATTCACATTGCCGGTAGTGGCAGTCCATCGATAGGGTTTGCGGCTGTTGTTACGCGTGAGATCGTAGACAAGGCCTTGGCTTCGCTTGGAATCATTCAGGACTGTTTTGAGGAGGATATGGAGAACCGCAAGATTCGGCTTGAGTCCTCTTTTGTTCTTCCACATGCTCTGCCCGTGAACTCTTCTTTGCCATTGTATACGGTAGAGAAACCGATCTTTTTGCCGCGTGATACCAAGTTCTACAAGACTGAGTTATACGGTCAATGGGGAGAATACACTGATGAGCCCGCTTTGTTGCGGCCCATTATGACTGAAGAGGGTTTAAAATACCCTATGGAGAAAGCAGTTGCCAACTACTTTTCTCCAGTGCTCATTTATGAGCAGACGTGGCTTCCGCAAGCTATTCACGTTGCCATGAAGCCCTTTACGGCTATGAGCAGTTATTTTCCTAGAAGAGTCTTATCTTTTGAAGAGGCCATTATTGGCATTCCACAAGAGAAGTTGCGTGCTATACCACGTGGCACTTCTCCTGGCTTCCCTTACGTATATACCACTACGAATGGGAAGAAACAGTTTTTTGGCGAAGAAGGAGATTACGATTTGACCACACGATTGGCGGTCGAATTGCGCGAGAGAGATGCGCACATAGAGCGTGAAGCGCTTAAGGGCCACAGGCTTGCTCACGTCTTTTTGGATTTTAACAAAGACGAGCTTCGCCCTTTGGAGAAGGTTAAGGCGATGGAGACACGTCTTATTTCTAGTGCTCCATTGGACTATACTGTTACGTGGAGGAGGTATTTTTCGTCGTTTAGTACAGCTGTGATGCGCCTACATACCAGGATAGGCATGTGCCCAGGCATATGTACTTACACTGATTGGGGCACCGCAGTAGAGATTTTGGAGCGACATGGCCCCAGAGTTTTCGATGGGGACTTCAAGCGTTTCGACGCTTCAGAACAGCCGACTGTTATGCGACACATTTTGGACTTTATTAACCGCTGGTACGACGATGGTGAGGACAATGCACGCGTTCGACGCGTGTTGTGGTTGGACCTTATGCATTCGAGGCATATTGGTGGCAATGGCGTTGACCAGCGCCATATTTACCAGTGGAATAAGTCGTTGCCTAGTGGTCACCCTTTTACAACTATCGTCAACTCCATGTATTCG